CTTTAAAAGACCCAATGTCGTTTTTCGCCAGTTTAGGTTTTAATCTGGATTTCAAAATCCATGATAATATTTATGAGAGCAAATTCTGCGGCCAAACTTTTGATCATTGTAAGAATGTTCAAATTGACTGCAAGAAAGCTCTGATTAATCTATGTTGGATTAAAGGTGGGTATAGGAATGCCACTAAAAATAAATTATTATCTTTGCTTAAGGCAAAAACAATGAGCCTTCTGTTTAGAGCTCCTAATTGCCCTGTTGTCAGCAGTTTTGCGTCCTGGGTTTATCGGAGCATAGAGGGCCGTTATGCTATTAACTCATTTGATTCAAATTGGATGCGTAATGATGTTAAAACCATGTTATCCAATTTTAAATATGAAGACATCAATATTAATTTAGATTCGAGGATTCTTTATGAAAAAATCTATGGTGTCTCAATTGAGTTGCAACTTGAGTTGGAAAATTATTTCAACTCGCTTCAAGGTTTGTCTCTGCTGTCGCACCCTGCATTGAATGATCTTTATGGACCAACCAACTTTATGCTTAATGATATGTATGTTAAGTTTGGTGGGGCCAATGACAGCGTGATGGTGCGTCCAATTAATGACCAAAACCAAAAATCAGAAGAAGAGAATCATGAAGCAAAATCGCCAAATGCGAACCATGCCGGCAAATGTTATGCCGGTTGTACGGATCCCTCGCCCTATGTCAAGGCCTTCCGCGAGGCCTCCGTCTTGGTCTGCCCCTGATACGGGGGCAATGGCTGGCACCGCCTTGGGGTCCCTATTGGGGCCAGCTGGCGGTGCCGTGGGAGGGGTTTTGGGCCGTGGTCTTGGGTATCTTTATAAAGGTATTTCAGGCCAGGGCTCCTACACAGTTGCTGAGAACAGCATCGTGCAACCTTCAGCTGAACCCGTTCCTGCGTTCGGCACCACATCAATTAGAATTAAAAATAAAGAGTACTTGGGTGATATTCTCACTTCGTCCATGGCGGGTGGGTTTACACAGACTTCATTTACTCTAAATCCTGGTTTGGCTGGCACCTTCCCTTGGCTATCACAAATAGCCCTTAATTTTCAACAATATAAATTTGAAGGGTTGGTGTTTGAGTACATCTCAAATTCTGGAGATGCAATTACGGGTACCAATACTGCGTTGGGTAAACTCATAATTGCTACGGACTATAATGTTCTTCAACCTCAATTTGCAAATGAACAATCTATGCTAATCACTGAGTTTAGCAATTTTGACAAACCATCTAAGAACATTCTTCATGCTATAGAATGTTCACCTGCACTTCGTTCACAAGTCCTGAATTATATCAGGAATGCCGAAGTTCCGACAGGAGCTGATTTAAAGACCTATGATTTAGGTCGTACTACTGTAGCTACAATAGGAGCTCAGGGAACCAATGTTAATTTGGGAGCTATTT